GGTTAGCTATTGAGTAGCCAATACCGGCGCGCATGCCGGCAGAAACTTCTTCACCAAAGCTTCCAAGCATGCCGGTAAGCAACTTTGTGCCAGCACCTTGAATGTCTTCGGCAACCGTTGTCCCCTGGTCAACAAGCCCTAAAGCAGCAAGCGCCGATTGCTGATCAAGTGCATCAACCTCGTACTCTTTGCCGCCAACAGCGATTTCATAAATAGGCATCAGCTACTCTTCTGTTTAATAGTGACTGTTTGTCCGTTCGGGAGTGTTACAGTAGTAGTGCCGTCTTTCTTGTCGTCTTTTTTATCATCGTCTTTCTTAGCTGCAGAAACTTCAAACATAGCCGCAAAGTCAGGGTTGTTTATAATCAAGTCAGTTAGCGCCCCCGGCTCGTTTCGCTCAATTTCTAGCAAAACAGCGCGTTTAACTTCCGCCATGTTAGTTGCACCGTCGGCTTTAACGCGAGCAGCAAGTTGCTCAAGAGCCGCAGGATTTTCGTCAATTGCATCAATAAAGTCTGCTGCTCCCGTATCCCAAAAAGTCCCAGCACCGCTTCCTTTACGGGCACGGATTTCTTGAAGAACTGAAGGAATAACGTCTTGAATAACACCATACGCTATGGCATCGCCGCGTGTAGTCTTGCGTCTTTCAGCAGCTTGGCGAATGCTTTCTGTTACCATTTGATTGCGAAAAGATTTATGCAAACCTGCTTTATTATTTGCAGTGACTACTGCTGCTGGAATACCAAGCACATCTGTATAATAGGTCTTTTCTTCTTCGGTAAAATCACCAGTATTTGCAGCAGCACGTTCCCACGCCGCCTTGTCTGCTGCATAGCGTTCTTCTGCCCTGTCAAACTGTTTTAAAAGACCGGGATGTTTTTGTTGAATGTTAGCACGAGCTGCGTTATAAGCATCTGGGTCTTGGTCTTTCTTTTCAAAAGCCCCTTCAAGAGCGCGCAAAGCTAGCGTTCTTTCGTTAGTATTTCTTGCGGACTGTAAACTTAATTCGTTGTTTTGTTCTGCAAGATAACCAGAACGAGAAGCATCAACAAGCCCCATATATTGAGTTGGATTAAGTTTATACGTAGTCGCAGTTTCAGTCACTTCAGACTGCAAAGCCGCTAGTTTATTTTGCCGGTCTTCATCAGATAGCGCAGGATTACGCAGCGTCTCTTGTATGCTTGCATTTAAGCTGGCAATTTTAGCACGCCCCTCCCCTTGAGTTGCTTCTGTGTCTATAGCCGTCTGCCTATCTAAAACAGCATTATTTGCAACCACGCCTGACATATATTCTCGCTGCGTAGTAGCAGCAAGGTCTGCGGTTTGAAGCGGATTTAGCTTATAAGTAGTTGCTGCAGCGTCTGCTTTGGTTTGAAGCTCTGCTAACTTTGCGCTTTTTTGTTCTGGCGTAAGCACTTTGCTTTGAAGAACGCCTGTTATTTCTCGCTTAATGCCAGCAATAGCGGCTTGACCAGCGCGTTGGGTTTCGACCTGCTGCTTTTCAGCGACCGTTTCTGCTTGCGTACTAAACATACGTTGCTGCTCAGTATCGCCCACGCGGCCATAAAAGGCCGCTTGCTTACGCAAAGACGCCGGGTCAGTCATATCTACCGTAGGGCGAAACGCCATAGTAATGGGCTGCATAAGCCCCTTCCCAATATTCTGTCCCGCGCTGCTAAACGCCCCGCCAATCTGCGACAACATTCCGCCAAGGTTGGCACTTGCATCTCTACCTGCCATAATATTGCTCCTTAGAAGCCAAGTGTTTGGCGAATGTCGTCCCAAATACTACCGCCGCTTCCAGCAATACCACTAAGTGCCGTAGTACCGGCGCTAACAAGGTCGGCATACGTTTGGCCTGCTGCAAGTTCCGCATTAATTTGCGACTGTAGACCACCAAGGCCAAGCTGTGCAAGGTATCCAGCCCCGGTGAGCTGACCCGTCTGTGCCATGTCGGCTGCTTGCTGACCAACCTGAAGCGCATTAAGCTGCTGTTGCATAGGCGTAAAGGCCGCGGTGTAGCCCTGCAGACCAAGCGCCCCGCCACGCTGAGCAAGTTCTCCTAACATGCCAGCGCCTTGCTGTCCAAGCTGTGCTTGCTGTAGCCCAAGCTGACCAAGGTTGGTGCCAAGCTGCCCTTGAAGCTGACCGGCTTGCGTGCCAAGCTGACCAAACTGTGCGGCCATGTTAGCACGGTTAAGCGCCTCTTGCTGCGCCTGACCCATAGCCTGGAATGCTGCTTGATTGCTAGCCTCAGCGCGTGCACGGGCCATAGCGGCATCTTCAGCGGTGCCGCCAAACTGTGAGCCGCGTAGTCCACCACGGCCCATGGCAAACTCACGGGCTTGCTGTGCGGCCTGTGCGCGCTGCAGCCCCGGCTCTTGCATAGCCATGGCGCGCTCAAACACCTGCTGCTCGCGCCCTGCCGTGTCCATCATGGCCTGCTGCATTGCTTGCTGCGACGCACCCAGGGCGCCAGCTTGTTGCCCTGCTAGGCCAGTCTGCCCAGCTTGCATCGCGGCTAGCGCTTGCGCATAAGCGGGGTTGGTCATGGCTTGCTGTAGCGCTTGATCAGCAGCGTCAAAGCCTGCTCCAGCGCCTCCAAACATGCTCTGACCGGATTGCAGCATAGCCTGCTGTGGGCCTACGCCTACATCTAAGCTGCCCGTAGGATCAATCGTAGAGCGTCCTAGGCCCGTCTGCACGCCGTAGCCACGGAAAGCTGTTTCTGGGCCCATTCGTTCACCAAGCGCTTGCATAGAAGCGGCGCCTTCGCTTCCAACTTTACGAATATCTTCTGCAATATCTAAGCCGGCATAAAGGGCTCCGCCCGCGCCTAGCAAATTAAAAAGGCTCATTTAAATAATCCTCCCAATAAGGGTCTGTACGTTAATCTCTTGAAGGCTACACGTGTTGCCGTTAACTTCAATGCGGAATCCAATAATCACTGACTCGCCGCTCCCTTTTGCATTCACGCGATAGCGCTTAATGGTTGTAAGGCCAGGACCGTATTCGTCAGTCTGGTTAAAGTATGCTGCGTTGTATAGCGCCGGAGCCTGAGCGGTAATCGTCAGGGACTTAGTGTAGTCAAGGCGCCCGCTATAGCCCCACCCTGCGTACGCCTGAGCGTTAGACAGCGTAGACACAACAGTAAAGTCAATCTGCTTTACGAACTTAGAGTTAGCAGGCTGACCAAACGTAAATGAATTAGACTCATACTTAAACTCAAACGGCTCATCATTGTAGTTTAGGCCGTCGTCGTACAAGAACAAGCCGTAATCGCTGGCGCTGCTTGCTAGCAACACGCGGGCTTCACCGGCCACCTCGTAGTACATAGCGCGCTCCCAGACCGTGTTGGTCCAGCGCGTTACCTTGTTGCCACCCGTTACACTAGGCGCTCGCATCTCAATCGCAAACGCTTGCAAGTCGTTACTAAAGTTAACAACCGTCAAGTTCTCATCAGGCCAGTACGACAGCGAGATGGTGGTCTTGTCTGCCGTAAGCGCAATGATGTCCGTGATGTCACGGCGTACGTTAGAGGTTAGATCGCCAAGCGGTGCAGACTTCTCTTGGATTGTGCGGCCCAGTGAGCGCACACCAGAGTCGTCAACAAACAGTACGTCAGAGCCAATGTTAGCGATAGCGTCGCGGTTCACGCAGCCAATGCCGCTAATGGTGTCGGCTAATACAATGCCGTCAGCGGCTGCAGGATCGCCCACAGCGGCGTTGTTGTACACCAAGATGGACTGACGCCCAAAGATAAACAATGCGCCGTTGTGCGCCGCAATGCCTACAATGCGGTCAGTACCGCTGGGCCAGTATTCGTTGACGTTAAGGATGCCGCCAGTGTTCTGCGCATCAGCGGGCACAGCGCGCCCATCGTACCACTGCGTGGCAATCAGTAAGTCGCTGTAGTAAATTGTTTGGTAGTCGCCGTCTACGCCACTAACCCACAAGCGCCCATAAGCGGCTGCAGCAATGTCACCGTTAATGACTGCCGCAATGGTGCCGCTGTCGTCCTGTGGCTTAATGTAGTCTACGTCGTTAGTGCCGGTAAAGAGCTTAGCAATCGTGCTGCCGTCATACTCAAGGCATTCGTTGCCAGCGCTAAACACGTACATCTTGTCGTTAAAGCTGACAATGCGGGCATCAGCCAGCGCGCTGTCATCGACGAGGGCAGGATAGCTAATCTCATCCAGCTCGTACGTAGGACCGGCGCTGGTGGTAAGCTTGCAGATAAAGTAGTCGTCTTGCAGCAAAGAGCCAGAAGCGTTATACTGATACACACCAACCGTAGCTAGTACGTAAATGGTGCCGTTGATGTCGCCGTGCCCCAAGCGGTGCGTCTTAATCTGTGTGTCCGCTACGCCAGCCGCTGCGCTATACGTTACGTTAATCGCAGTAGTGAATTCCGTCCAAGGCTTACGCGAACCAATACGACCAAACTTATCCACAACAGCATTGTCGGCCACAAGCGCAAAGCCAGGGTCTTGCTGAAGCGGAGAGTCTTCCGTATTCAGCCCTTGAAACCCCGGAGCGCTAACCGTAATGTTCTGTTGTTGCTGCGCCATTACACAGTCATCCAGACGTTGTCGTAATCGTTAAGAGAGGCGTCCCATGCGATAGCGTCGCTAAGGTACACATTAGCTAGCGCAAACAACTCTGCTGCCGTTTGACCGCCCACTTCGCCACGCTCGCGTGCTGCCATAGCCAGCGCCATGTACACAACGGGCTTGCTTGGGACAAGAAGCACATCGTCTTTGTTGCTAAGTTCTGCTTGACGCTTGAAGCCGTATACGGTATAGTTGTATACGTTATCAGGTTTCGGGAATAGCTGTATTTGGATGTCGTAATTGCCGTCTACACCGTTTACTGCATAGTACTTAGGTTTATTGTTTGCTGGCGATGCGGCTTGTCGCTTGCGAATAGCGCTTAGCTGTTCTTGCTTAAGCTCTATTCCGTCATCCTTAATAATAGACTCTATCTTACCATAATTTCCAGCGTTTGTCAAGCTGTACAGCGCATCGTCTGCAGCGGTCGTAATGGACCATTCGTGCCGTAGCGCATTCCAAGTGTGTGCATCTTCAACAATCTGCTTAGCGTCGTTCACTAACGCTACAACCATGTCCGCTACGGGATCATCAAGACCCGTTACGTCCGTTACGGTGTCTTCACGTAACCGCTGCAGCACTTGATTCACAGCTTCCAAATACGTCATGATAACATTCCTCGTGCTTGCGCAATGTAGTCAACGTACGGCGCAATAGCTTTCTTTTGGTATGGCGTCAGGGTTGTGTACTTAAACAGCTCGGTCCACTTCGGCTCAAACGCAGCGCCTGCTGCAGCGGCAGCCATCATGCCTGCGCCGGTTCCGCTGCCATCGCCGTCGCCTTCTCCATCACCTTCACCCTCTCCCGTTCCTTCACCAGTGCCGCTACCTTCACCGCCAACCGCTACGCTTTCATCAGCACCCGCTGCAGGTTCCGGTGCTGGCTGCTCTACAGGCTCCTGTACGGGCGTAGGAGCAGGCTCAGGGGCTAGAATGGGTTCAGGGGTAGGAGGCGTAGGGGTAGGCTCTATTGGCTCAGGAGCGGGCTCTACGGGCGGCTGAGGCGTAGGAGTAGGCACAGGCGGAGGCGTTACAGGTTCCGGTGCTGGCGCAGGCGGAGGCGTAACGGGTTCCGGTACAGGTTCCGGTACAGGTTCCGGCTCAAACGGTTCCGGTGCCGTAGTGTCAAGCACTAAGTCCGGCGGAGCAAACACATCCACTTCTTCTTCTTCTTCTTGCGGAGTATAACCCGGAACAACATCGCCGGGCTCAAAAATAACATTACCTTGTGGCTCGTAACCTCCAAAAACAGCACGCCAGTTTTTTTCAATATCGTCCCAAACATAACCAACAACAGCGGGCTCTTCTGGAGTAGTATCAACGTCACCATAAAGGTCTTCGGGTAGGTCGTCGTTCCACGTTCCGCCAGTGTATCGCTCCCATTCTCTAATGAGTGCGTCACGCAAGTCCATATCGGTTTCTTGAAAAATTGCTTCATACATTTGACGACCAATAACGTCGTCATAGCCCACAGTTTCTTCAATACCGGAAGCAGGCTCAGGAGTTGGTTCTGGTGCCGGAGCGGGCGCAGGTGCAGGCGCTGGAGCGGGCGCTGGGGCTGGCGTTACAGGGGCCGGAGC